AGCCTGTACATAGATTTGTGTAATTGCCTGATTTTGATATGTTCAATCCAGCATCAAATGAAGGTTAATTTATGGACGAAAAACAGTTACAGGCTCTGGCTAACGAACTGGCCAAAAACCTCAAAACCCCTGAAGACCTCAGTCAGTTTGATCGGCTGCTGAAAAAGCTCAGCGTTGAAGCCGCTCTCAATGCAGAGATGACACACCATCTTGGGTATGAGAAAAATCAGTCCAGACCAGGAGCTAACTCCCGCAACGGTTTTTCCACAAAGACCGTTATCACAGGCGACGGTCCACTGGAACTGCGTACTCCGCGCGATCGTGACGGTACCTTCGAACCACAACTGGTAAAGAAAAATCAGACCCGTATTACCGGGATGGATAACCAGATCCTCTCGTTGTATGCCAAAGGGATGACCACCCGTGAGATAGCTGCTGCGTTCAAAGAACTGTATGACGCAGATGTTTCACCGGCACTGATATCAAAGGTTACCGATGCCGTGATGGAGCAGGTTGTAGAATGGCAAAACCGACCACTGGATGCTGTTTACCCCATTGTTTATCTTGACTGTATCGTCCTGAAAGTTCGGCAGGACAGTCGCGTCATCAACAAATCGGTGTTCCTGGCACTGGGCATCAATATCGAAGGTCAGAAAGAACTGCTGGGTATGTGGCTGGCCGAAAATGAAGGGGCGAAGTTCTGGCTCAATGTGCTGACTGAACTGAAAAACCGCGGTCTGAACGATATCCTCATCGCCTGTGTGGATGGCCTGAAAGGCTTCCCGGATGCCATCAACACAGTATATCCGAAGGCCCGCATCCAGTTATGCATCGTGCATATGGTGCGCAACAGCCTGCGCTTCGTGTCATGGAAGGACTACAAAGCCGTCACTCGCGACCTGAAAGCGATTTATCAGGCTCCCACGGAAGAGGCAGGCCAGCAGGCACTGGAAGCGTTCGCTGCGGCCTGGGACTGTCGCTATCCTCAGATAAGCCGAAGCTGGCAGGCTAACTGGCCGAATCTTGCCACGTTCTTCGCTTATCCAACGGACATCCGCAAAGTGATCTATACGACGAATGCCATCGAGTCGCTAAACAGCGTGATCCGCCATGCGATCAAAAAGCGTAAAGTGTTCCCGACAGACGACTCGGTGAAAAAAGTGGTGTGGCTGGCAATCCAGGCGGCTTCACAGAAATGGACGATGCCACTGCGGGACTGGCGTATGGCAATGAGCCGCTTTATTATCGAGTTCGGTGACCGCCTGGACGGCCACTTCTGAGAAAAGGTATTTACACAGAATCCTGAACAGGCTCTTATTACAGGTTAATGTGTGTTTATTTCTTAATCAGCCCCGCACTTCCGTACGGGGCCATTTCTGTTAATCCACTCCCACTTTTTTGTTGTACTCGCGGTTAAAGCGATCCACGGCAACCTTCATATCCCGCTCTACCGATTTCACCATCGCCGCCTGCTGCGCCAGACTGAGAGAACTGTCGGCATAAATGGCATCGCGCTGTTTGCGCAAATCCTTCAGTCTCTTCCGGGTATCCTGCATAAGCCCGTTCATCAACAATTTTCCGTTGTTCTCGTCAATGAACGCCGTTCTTTCTGCACCGGTCAGACTCTTCAGCTCTGCGTGATACTGCGCAACCTCTGTCATCCGGTCGTACATCTTCTGCTGGTCTGCATACGGCATCACCTCACCCGAAATTTTCCCCAGGAAGGGCACCTGCTGTTCCGGTATATCAATACCATTCAGCGATTTCACCGCCGCATCCGTGGTTTTGGAAATGAAGCGCCCTGTCCCTCCGGAGATATAGTCAATCCAGAATTTCAGCGATTCCGGTGTGATATCCACCGCGCCGGGACGATACTGGCTGCCACCTGAGAACGCATTCAGCCAGGATGCAAACGCCTTGTACGCTTCTGGCGTTGAACGTCTTCCCAGCTGGCTGTCAGGTTTTGGTGTACCAAACGGCATGTTCTCCTGGTAAATCTGCGCCCCCATGAAGTTTTCGTTCATGGCAAGATTCGCAAACGGACGCAGAATTGTCGGTGCTGCATTTTTCAGCAATGCCCCGGACAGCGTTTCCGACGTCTCACTGCCAATCGGGCTGAATGCCCCCAGGATACCACCGACAACATTACCGGCAGCACGGGACGCCGTCAGGTCACCAGCAGCCACACCTTCAGAGGTATGCCCGAGCAGGAAGAAAACGTTGTACCCGTAAGGCAGAGGAATACTCCAGTACTCTCCGGCCCTGCCCCCGAACATCGATTTCATAATGACGAGGTTACGCTCTTTCACATGATACGGCACCTTGTCGTACCAGTTAACCCCGTCATCATCCTCCCCCGCCACACTGCGGTTAAGCGAGCCAAGCAGATAACCCGCTCCCACAGCTGCAAGCGCGATTTTCTGCGGTACATTGAGATTCTTCCAGCGAAGGCGCTCCAGTAACGGCCCGTCGCCATTAAGATGTCCGAGCGTTCTCACCAGGTTTGCGGTCCCCTGAATGCTGGCGTTGGCAAACATATACAGCGAGTTCATCAGCGCTCCCTGCTCACCACGACGGTTAAAGTTCACCGTCATGTTTTTGGCAAGAGATGCCGCCTGCTGGCGTGACAAACCGGCATCACGGGCGTGTTTATAGGCAGAAAGACGCAGAGCGTTTTCAACCGCGCCGTTGGCATCCTCGACCAGGTTCAGGAACGAATGCCATGCACCGATACTCTGGCCTTTCCATCCTCCCTTCGCCAGCGATACAAGGCGATCCATTTCCTTCTGCTGGCCTTCAAGGTCACCCATGTTAAACCAGCCGGTTTTACCTCCGTCCTCAACAAACTCTTTCCACACTTTCTGCCACTGTGCGCCTTTGCCCGTGAGGGTTTTGCCACGCAGACTGGCGTACACGGCTGACATTGCAGAACGGCTGTCTTTGACTACAGCCAGGGCGGATAAGTTATCCAGCCCTTTCAGTTTACCGTCGCTCCTTCCCTGCTCCGCCTTCAGGTTCATCACCGCCGTCTGCACGTCACGGATGAAGTTACTGACCAGAAATTCCGGGTTATACGACGTGTTCACCGTTGCCAGGAAGCGGTTAACTTTCCCCAGCGTACGGATTACGGCGTTACTGGTTTCCGGCCCCATGTTCTTCATCGCACGCATCAGGCGCGGATCATGAAGTTTAATGTAGTAAGTTTTGCCGTCCTTTTTGGTGGTGAAGTAGCGATCCGCCATCATTGCCATCGGCACAGGGCGTTCGACAACTTCGCGACGGGTTTCACCGGTTTCCGGATCAACACGCTCTGCAATCGCACGCATGGTGTCCGGTCGCTCATTGGTGAATACCTGCCAGTAATCCTTGTCTGGATTATCCTGTACCAGTTTCAGGAAGGCGTTACCCACTTCATTTTTGCGATTGCGGATCAGCGATTCGCTCAAATCCTGTATCGCCTGAGTGGAAGGAGACTGTGCGCGGGATGCACGCCCCATGGCCTGCTTACTTTCACGCCCGCCGATGGTGAATCCCTTGCCTGTACGTGGCAGTGACACCACACCGTCAACATCCTGCCCTTTCAGGGGAACGTAGTAACGGTAGGCTTTCTGCCAGGCATCCACCACGCCGCTCTCTTCCAGTCCTGCCTCACGGATAATCTCACGGCGACGGGCCAGCATATCGTCAATAATCCCTGCCAGACGGTCATACTGTGCCTGTTTGCCGCTGTTACGCACACGCTGCATGATTTCCGCCGCTTCCGCGTTGGTCATCCCCGAACCGCCGTCCGGCATTTTCGGGTTGATTTTCGCGATATGCGCGTTACGTTCCGGCGCGTGACGGGCGTAGAGGTACTCATCCAGATCGGCCTGCGCAATTTTGTAGTCCGCCAGTAATTTAGCCAGCGGCTGAACATAGCGCTCCTTCATCACGTTCAGGTCGTTTTCCGCCTTCCCGTGGAAGAGTTCTTCCGCCATATAAGCGTTGTTACTGTCGTCTATTTTTCCGCCAGTTTTACGGATATTCTCCTGAACAGCTTTCAGCACCTGGAATTTATCCTGCATCTGGCGCACAAAACGCGATGCAATTGTCTCTTCCGGTGTCAGACTGCTGGTACGGGAGTAATGCGGCCCCTTGCGAATATCTTCAGGATAGAGTATTTTATCCGCAGAGCCGCGATAAGAATGTTCCCCTTTGGGCAATTGGAGCCCTCTGTGCAGAAGGTTATCGCGGCTTAATTTTTCTCTCCGGTACAACGTTAACCCGGTCATTTCCATACTCTTCAGTTTTTTTCCATTTTCTGTACCGTAAACAGAAGCTACCTTGTTGATTTCCAGACGCGACCGGACAGCCTTCATGTGTACCGCTGACACCACCGGATCACCATTTTTATCCACGGCATCAAGCAGCATCACAACCGCATTTCTTTCTGTCGCTGAGCGGTAAATTGCATCCGGATCGTGCATCAGTTCCGGTAGTCTCTCGATAACATCCATCGGCACCACATGTTTCACACCATTGGTGGCCTTACGCACAGTGTCGCGGGAGATAACCAGCGGCAAATCTGGTGCGCCAAGGTGACGCAATACCGGCGGCGTACGCCCGATGTTTACCGTTAAATCCGTTGAGCGCAGAGACTTCATCATTCTGGCAAGGTCATCACGATAACGCTCGCCCTCACCTTCCGGCACTTTGAACGGATCAGGCTTACCGCTACGGGAGTACTGAGACGATGCGCCAGCGCCATCCTCACGCGGCGTGTAACCTTCCCGCACACGCTGGCCTAACGTGCGAATAGTTTCGCGAACAAGTCTGATATCGTTCAGCTCTGTCGGCTTCAGTAACCCCGTGCGACGCAGTACCCCTTTGACCAGGGCAACAACACGCTCCCACGCCGCCACAAATTTATTCGGCTGTTTCTCCGCCATATGTGCCAGAAATTCACCCGCCTGCACTTCCGGTGATTCCTTACCATAAGACGCATCAACCTTACGCCAGGCTTCACGGATGGTGGCGTTATCACTGTCACGGGTTTTCAGCACGGTCTTAATAATCGTCTGATATTCCGCTGGCGTGACTACATGCTCCATTGCATGGTGGATAATCTCGTGACGCAGCTTCTCGCGAACGGTCCGCCCGTCAGGGATGTTATCCGCCACCAGGACAATTTCACGTTTATCCGGACGATAGAACGCATGCCCCCTGCCGTAACCGTCGAACGATTCACCCGCCAGCGCTTCAGCCTCTTTCTGTGACTTCACCACGCGGACCTTCAGGTCACTGTCCTTAATGCCACTAATCACGCCACGGGCAACCGCTTCAACCTGCGGGACCGGGCTGCCTTTGGCTTCCGCACTGCGGTTAACATCCGAAATGAGATTGCCTTCAGGTGTGCGGGTCACGCCCTTACGGGAATAAAACGCAACGCCCTTGTCCGTCTCACGGGTTTTCAGCGTACTGAACAGGTGATCGAATGCATCACGAATACCGCCATCCAGTTCCGCATTCGTCGGATAAGCCCAGGTGTTATCTGTGTTGTGCTCAGGTGCCTTACGGATATTGACCAGATAATCATTCTCCACGCCAGCCGTACGCGCTTTATCCTGAACATAACGCTCAAAGGCACGCGCCGCCATTTCAACATCCGTTGACCAGTACGGTTTTGAGCGCACCTCATCGAGAAGCGCTGAACGACGCGGCATGTCACTGCTGTTGATCGCTTTCATCACGCCTTTAAACGCGTCGTAAACCTCCTGACGTACCGGATATTCCGCATCAACATATCTGCCGTCTTTAAATACGCGCCCGGCACGTTGTGCTTCCGTCATATAGTCGCCACCTGACGTGATCTTCCCGTCAGTGGAAACATCATAACGACCAAAATAATTATCCAGTGAATGGAACCATTCGTGGGCCAGCGCCCCCGGTCCGTTACCTTTTGTCAGGTTGATTGCCACCTCACCCGGCTCATAGTGTGCCGCCGCCTTACCCTTACCACGGGCACCAAAAGCAAGCCCAAGACGACCATTCAGGGAAAGCGCTTTTGTCGGAACGTTCAGCACGTCAGCCAGGTCATGCAGCGAGTCATAAGCCCGGTTCAAATCAGCCTGACGACGCGGACCTTCCACATAATTACCAAACTGCACACCACGGAAACCAAACGCATCACTGAACTGCTCCGGCGAAACATCCCCTTTGCGGCGTTCTGGTCCGGTGCGGTCGCGGTTAGTGGCGTTACGCTGCTCCTCACGCGAAATCTCCCGCATCTCCTTCACATGACGAACAAGCTCATCACGATGTGAATCAATGTACTTACGCGCATCACTGGCTGACTTAAAACCACCTCTCACCCGCATTTTGTTTTTGCCGTAAGCGATAAAAATATCGCCACTACGGGTATTCCGGTAAACGTCAAAGCTGATTTTGTCATCTGGTGACGGTGCTGTTTTTTCATCACCTTTCGCCCGTGACTTTTCCTCCTGCTCTGCAAACCAGGCTTTCGCCTTTGTCAGTAATTCATCCCTGCTTTCCGAGAAAAAGAGGTTACTCCCCTTATTGTCCTTATTGCGCAGTGAATAAAGTTTCTGTGGCGGATCGTAACGCTTCCCTCCGGCCGCCTGATACACACCGGATACCACCCGATAAGCAGAAGCCTTGTCCATCTGTGAAGGTGGCAGCGTGCGTAACAGTTGCCAGGTATCCGCATAACGGGAAGGCATTCTTCCCTCCATCCACTCAGCAAGCCGTCCGGCAGTCACTTTTCCTTCCAGCATTCCCGCCACGCTTGTGCGGATGCTCTTTACACTCTCCACCCACTTCACCGCATTGAGTTTCGTTTTCGCGGGAATATCACTGCGGTACAGCGCAATCATTGCCAGTGTGTCAGCGTCGGCCCCTTCGTTCGCCAGTTTTGCATAGTCCGGTTTCGGGAACACTTTGCTCAGCGGCTGCGTGAAATAATCCCTGTCTTCCAGCGTTTTACCCAGTGTTTCGGCAAGCTGTGCATAACGGTGTTTTGCCGCGCCCTTAATCTCCTCGCCAAAGTCTTCAATTTTTGCACCACGCGCCTGCTGGTGAGTGCTCGGTTTATCTACCGGCACCGGCACCTCAGTATCCGGAACATCGGTTATGGTCTGGCGATTATCCCCGGTCTGTCTGCGTGCTTCTGCCTGCTGTGCCAGTTCCGGAAGGGAGTCACGAACCATACGAGGGAGTGATTCAGGATGTGGCATATCAACCCCACGCTGACTTTCAGGTGCAGGAAGTCCTTCACGCACTGGTGCTGTGGCGTTCTGCTCATCCGGTGACGGCAGACCACGACGAACCGGTTCGCCCTCCAGTATTTCCCCCTGGCGACCAGCGGCATTTTCCGGTGCCTGCGCACGTCCTTTCTGGAAACTCTGGCCCTTCACCTCACCGGTTGTGGTAAAACGACCACCACGTCCGGCCTGATTTTCATCCGGCGTACGCGCCACTTCTCCCGGTAACGGATATCCCTGTCCGGGATGAATATCGCCGGGAGCGGGAAGGCGTGGACGCTCAGTTAACTCCTGTGCTGTCGGACCGGCATCACCTTCAGCCATCTGGGAACGCACCAGTTCTTCCGCCGTCGGCGCGTTGCCACGGGCAAGACGGGCCTGCACTTCTGTATCATCCCCCGTAAAACCACGGAATCGCGGGTCACGCATGAACGCGGGCTGTTCCATCGGATCAGCATCAGTAATACGCTCTCCGTCAGCCAGAGTGTTAATGGTCTCCGTTGCCACATCTTCAGAGAACGCAGGATTATCCATTTCAACGGCATACTGATTCTCGCCTTTCTTCACTACGGACGGTTTCAGGCCGGTGGCGCTGGCATTGCGGAAAACGTCGCTCCCCAGAGCACTTTTTTCATCCGTGAAATAACGGTTGTCCGGACGCACCTTTTCAATGCGTTCTGCTGGTCTGGACGCACCACTCCCGTTAATTTCAATACGAACTTCATCCGGATCGCGGAACCGCACCGTCGGGTAAATACTCCCGTCGCCATCATCCGCATTTTCCGGCTGTGGCTGTGCCTCCGGTCTGGCCTCCTGCTGAGGGCGAAGCACATCACGGATAGCCTGTAACTGCTGCTCTTCAGTATCAGTACGCCCTTCCTTCAGGCTGAGTTTTCGGTATTCCTCAAGCAGTTCAGGGCGCGGCTTCGCCTTCAGCTCATCCATTACCGCCTGTCGCTTCGCCTGTTCATCCAGTTCATTCAACAGCTGGCTGGCGGCTTCCCGGCGATGAACGGCAGACGTGTCTCCCTCATGTGCCATATCCGCATCAGCATACTGTTCCAGAAGCTGCTCGCGATTCATCCCCTGCATGGATTCACGATGCTGTGCCACCGGATCAACCGGTTCGGGTTGCGGAGCCGATTCGTCCTGAGGAACGCTTTCAGCCTCACGCATGGCGGTTTCTTCTGCGGCATGACGTCTGCCACGATATCCGGCAACCGCACCGAATGGTGCCCCCATCGCAGCACCAAGGGCTGCACCTTCGATCGTTGCGTCAGCCACGCCCTCCCCCGGTGACACATCCATTCCGGCGGTCTCACGCAATGCCGTGTTTTCCTGATAGCGTGAATAGCCACCCTGCGCCGCATTAATCGTCCCCTGTTCCGTGGCATTTCTGACAATGCCGCTTTTAACGGTCTTCGCCGTGCCCCGCATCGCCAGATTAAGCAACTGAGCATCGCCCAGTTTTGCCGCCATGGCATTCACAGCCAGCAATTCAGGATCGGTTGCCAGCTGCGCGCGCACCTCATCGGCAACACGCTCTTTTGCCAGATCCATTTTCTGGCGATCAGTAAGCTGTGCGTGCTGCGGATCTGCATCAATTGACAAAAACGTCTGCTGAAATTTCGGGGACTTCGCCAGCTCAGAGTAATCCGCGTTAAGAACAGAGTCTGCTGCTGCCATTGCACTCTGCCCCTGTGCGCTGGCTGAGGAATGGGTGATCAGGCCTGCCTGGAATAAATCCGGCATTTTTTTATCGACAGCTTCTGCTGCCAGTGCGGTAGCTCTTTCCGGCTGCATCCCTGCCGCAATGTATTTTTTCTCCAGCCCGGCGGTCAGCACTTTTCGCAGAGTGACTTCACCCAGCTTTTTAGTCACACCGCCTGCAACCATATCCGGTACAAGCGCACCAATCAGGTTTACCCCTTTCGCTACCCAGACCGCAGAATCATCATATCCTTCAGTCATCGGTGTATTCAGCGCCCGCTGCGCCCCCGGCGACATCTTGCCAGTCAGCCATTCATCCGAGGCTTTAGCGCCGCCACTGACTGCCTTGCCTGTGACCTTCAGACCTTTACCGACAATATCAGTAACCGCATTTTTTCCATCAGGCAGAGTGTCGATGACCTCATCCGCCCCCTTGCTGCCACCGACAAAAATATCCTGAACAGTTGCGACTCCCGGCAGCCCCATACGGCTGAACTCATTTAAAATACGCGCCCCTGTTTTTACCGGGCTCTGAATCATCGCATCACCGAGTCCACGGGCCATTTCCCCTGCCCCCCGGACGGACTGGGCGACACCTTTCCCCATAGTTGGCAATACATCGCCCAGGCTGAACGACGTGCTGTTGTCCTTCCAGCGATTGGGATCGGAGAAAAACGCATCATAGCGGTCAGTCTCGCCCGGCTGCTGAATGTTCAGGCTGTTGCGGTTCTGGTTGCCAAATTGCGCTTCAGGGCGCTGTTCATCGGAATAAGCCATACAGACTCCATAAAAAAACCCGGCACAATGACCGGGTATCAGGAAATAGTATTAACGGGAATGGTGAATTACTGCGCGTAATTCTGTTTCAGACCACGGATAAACTCAGATGCAGAGGCCGCACTATCATCTCTGGCCTGTTCCCCCTTGGCCTTTTGAATACGGAGAAAATTCGCATACCCGTTCTCCAGCAATTTCTGATTCTGAGGCTCCAGCATTTCTGGCTGACGGGAAGCAACTTCTCTGGCGAATGCCTGCTTATCCGGATCATCACCCGCCCAACTGGTAATCCCTTGTTGAATTTTTTGCTGCTGAATTTTCTGCTGATGTTGCGGTGAACCAGTTGCAGCGTAATACTCACCCCCCGCCGCCTGAGCATTCCCGCCGTTCTTGATCGCTTCCGCCGCTACACTGCTGGCTCCTTCCTGAAGTTTCGCCAGAGAAAGTCCCTGCTGCTTCGGCGTGAAATAGCCGAAATTTTTCGAAATTTCCGCGAATTTACTGCGATCCCTGACAAGCTCAACAGCCTTATCAACAGGCACCGCCAGCACGGTTTGATCATCAGGATGTGCACTGCCGTATTCTGTTACAGGTTTATGCGCGGTGGAGCCATCGCTGTATGTGAGATCAAGGCCAATAAGTACGTACCCTTCCTGCTGCGCCGGTACGATACTGCCAATCCTGGCCTCTTTTATCGTCTTTTTCCCGGTTGAATCGGGCATGCCAATACGCTGTTGCAGTTCCGGGCCAAACACCCCGGAAAGGACATCAAGATTCTCCGGCGTATTAAGTGAAGCGATAGCCCTGTCCGGCTTGTCATCAAAGATTTTTTGCAGGTTGTTCACGGCCTGACCCGCTTTCGCTACATAGCCATCATTCGCCATCAGCCTCAGCGGATTACCCTCTGACAACTGGCCGTAAAGACGCATTGCTGCATCCCGCTCGCCAGCATCCACAGCCTTTCCAAGCGCCGCCATCACAGGCTGATCGCGCGCCAGCATATCGTTATACTCAAGCCGTCGCTGGTTGTATTTCTGCATCCGGAGTCGCTGCTGCTCCATACCCAGCGACGCATTCCGGTAATTCTGGTTGGCGTTAAATTCACGTTCTTTAAGCGCATAATCACGGTCATCAACTTTGGCTTTGTAATCAAAGTCACGCTGATCAACGTTTTTATTATGTTCAAACTGCGACTGCGCAAACTCAAAATCTCGCTCGTTATTTTTCTGTTGCTGAGCAAGCTGTGCTTCTCGCAAACCAAGCTCCTTACGACGGGTCATTGCCTGGTCAACCGTGCTGAATCCGGCAAGTAACCCCTGTGCAAATCCGCTCATTCACCACTCCTTAAAACAACGAGCCAGCAAGACCACCTATGACAGCACCAATAGCCGCACCGGGGAGACCACCAACGGCAGCGCCCATAGCCGCCCCCGTACCAATGCCCGTACCGATATTCTGCTTGTTCTGCGCTTTCTGTTGCGCCGCCATCTGCTTGTTAGCAGCCTCAATTTCTTCACGTCGCCTGTCGGCGTCACTTATTCCCTGTAATGCCTCTCGACGTGACTGATTCGCAATATCCAGTAAACCGTATCCCATATCGTTCCCCTTACCCTGACACCAGTTGTCCACCAACACTCAGTTGCTGTCTTGCAGGTGCAGAAGCACCAGTCAGTATGTTCATCTGGCGATCCTGCTCTGCTTCCCGTATACCATTTTTCGCGCCAGCAATTGCCAGTGCATTACGTAAACCCAGCGTGTTACTGTTGGGATTATCCGGACGGTTTACCCCGTATCTCGCCATCTGGTTATCCTGTGCCATCTGCGCTGTACGGAGACTGGAAGTGGCAAGGCCACCTACCCGGGCAAGCTGTGCATTCATCAGGCTGTTGTTCTCACCAAGGTCAGCCAGCCTTGCCACGCGGGGCAAATATCTGGTTCGCCAGTCGTCGTATTGCTGGCGTGTCAGCGCGGCGGATGTCTGCCAGTCACCCTGTGGGCGGGCTGCGCCTGAATAACCAGCCCTTGCGAGAGTTTCGTATTTGCCATACTCCATAATTACAGTCTCCAGTTCTGAGCCTGATGCTGAATAGCATTAGCGCCGGTGCCTGGCGTTTTAGCGCCGCCACCACCTCCGTTACCGCCAGCCTTATGCATCGCGTACGCACCTACAGCTCCCAGACCAGCGCCAACAAGAGAAGCTCGCCCCTGTTGTTTCGTAAACGCCGCCTGTGCATCCGATTTGGCTTTTGCCAGACTGCTGTCAGCCAAGGAGTTAAAACTCTGTAACGCATCTGCCTTCTGACCGGAACCGAGAGCCGCAACATCCTGTAGCCCGGCAACATACTTATCTGCCTGCGATACCTGCCCCCGTGTGGTTGTGTCAATCTGCCCGGTTACCTGATCACTCTGGTTCGCATTCATTACCGCGTTAAAGCGACCACTGGACGGGTCAACACCGGACTGAGCAAGATTACCCGCCAGCTCCTTCCGTGCTTCGCCAAACTGTTTCTGATACCCCAGATTTGTGGTGCCAGCAATATTGTCGTACTGCTGCTCACTGTTCAGGTCATCGACCTTTTCCATGAAGTTATCTTCAGCCGGGCGGAGGATTTTTTGATAATCCTGCCACCCTTTCCAGGCCACTTCTTCCTGTGCTATTTGCGCTGCTGTTGGTTTTACTTTGGTATCACCACCGCCTTTTTTTCCGCCCATTATGGCCCCCTGGATAACAAAAAACCCTGCCGGGGCAGGGTCAGAATGTGAATTGCAATTGGTTTACACACGATAATGAATACAGTGGCAGTCAGACCGCTATCCTGAACACCATGAAGCCATCCTTATCATCTGGCATTCGCTCAAAGCCCAGACGTTTTCCCAGCCGGATAAATCCCCGCCTTGCCGTGTGGAATTCAGCCCAGCGTCCGCCAGCCAGACGGGTTAATGTCTTCACCTCCGGCAGATAACGCTCAACACCGGCACTCCCCGTACACACACCCAGCAACACCAGAACATAAGGGATACCGTCGTCACTGAGCACAGAACGCAGCACCAGAAAACCATCCGGTGCCTCAAAGCAAAATGCCTGCTTTTTAAGGCAGGCGTCTTTAACTTCATTCATAAATTCAGGGTTGCGGGAATTTCTCACAACACGCTGCATATACCGGAGAATTGTGTCGTCCATTCTCTCACCAGAAACGGGTGCCATATCGGCTGAACCTCAGCAACCAGTTGACGGGGACTTTCGTCCCCGTCGCGGTTTTCCTACTGCTTACACTGTAAGAACGCCGCAAACTCCGCTCCCCACAAATTCAGCCGGAACTCACACAGCGAACCGTGTAACATCCAGATGGTGAAGATTACCGTCATGCAAATTGTGACGGTGATAAGCGATTTTTGCGACATAGCGCTTGCCTCCTGAGTGGAGAGGCGCTAACCTTCTACTTGTCAAGGAAAGAAGTGTCAGGGCCTCGGGTTAACGTTAAAGTTGACTCGGGGCCTTTCCACATCAGGCCTTCAGGTTCACCTTCCAGCCATCAGCCGAAAGGCACCCGCGCATAATCTACGATTTTTGCCCTGCACGGGCAACAAAAAACCCGCCATCACAGCGGGTTATGACATGTTGTCGGGTATTACTCAGAATTTCAGGCCAATGCCTGCAAATAAACCATCAGTTTTCCAGTCGCCAGAGCCTGAGCTTTCATAAGTGACGTCCATAGTAACACTTTCATTGAAGTTAAATTGCGCGCCGACAGACCATGCAATAGACGTTTTTTTGGTGCTGTTACTTTCAGAAAAACTACCGGCACCATGATTAAGATTGTCGTTAATTTTCAAGTCAGTGGTGACTTTTGCAACCCCCATACCAGCCATTGCATACACACTGAGGTATTCGTTAAACCGCCACGAAGGACCGGATAGTAGACTCCAGTAATTAGCCCTGATATCAGTTCTCGCTGAAGCTGCCGGATTTTTAACCTCTCTGGATTCATCTCCTGGGTTAATATCAATAAATGCCTGCGCATTAGTCATAGAACGCGCCCATGTAAAAGATGTTATAACACCAATCTCATCCGTTATCTCATAACGATACCTGATGCTCATCCCCTGAGGAGATTTGCCTTTGCCATCATGCCCCCGGACAGAAGCATCTGCATATTCGCCTGAATTGAAGTAGTGTCTGTTTGTAAAACGGTTAAAAGTATCAAGATTATAAAGACTTAAATCCTTAACAAAATTGTTCAGTCCAGAGAGCTGAAGATGAGCGTATCCGAAAGAAACTGTACTGTCACCTTGTGCTGCACAGGCAGGGGCTGCTACAAAACTCATCACAAAAGTTGTGCACGCAAAAATAATTCTGGTATGTTTCATTTTTAGACTTTTCCTATAATAAAATAACCCCGTATTATCTAAGATGAATTTAGTTTTATTACTTAATATTCATACTGACAGGCATATCAGTCATACATTGATGAATTAATGACCAACACTTTATCTATATACGGCTTCCGAATATCCCATGTTGCACGACCGGAATAATGCTCACAGGAATATATTTTATTTCCTGTAGCCCCCGTTGATGTGGTGTAAATCGGTCGGTCATAAGGTGTACGCTGCCAGTTATAATACCCAACCAGTGCAGGCATAATTGCGCATGGATATCCAAGATGAGCCTGTTCAGGATTCTGTGTAAATACCTTTTCTCAGAAGTGGCCGTCCAGGCGGTCACCGAACTCGATAATAAAGCGGCTCATTGCCATACGCCAGTCCCGCAGTGGCATCGTCCATTTCTGTGAAGCCGCCTGGATTGCCAGCCACACCACTTTTTTCACCGAGTCGTCTGTCGGGAACACTTTACGCTTTTTGATCGCATGGCGGATCACGCTGTTTAGCGACTCGATGGCATTCGTCGTATAGATCACTTTGCGGATGTCCGTTGGATAAGCGAAGAACGTGGCAAGATTCGGCCAGTTAGCCTGCCAGCTTCGGCTTATCTGAGGATAGCGACAGTCCCAGGCCGCAGCGAACGCTTCCAGTGCCTGCTGGCCTGCCTCTTCCGTGGGAGCCTGATAAATCGCTTTCAGGTCGCGAGTGACGGCTTTGTAGTCCTTCCATGACACGAAGCGCAGGCTGTTGCGCACCATATGCACGATGCATAACTGGATGCGGGCCTTCGGATATACTGTGTTGATGGCATCCGGGAAGCCTTTCAGGCCATCCACACAGGCGATGAGGATATCGTTCAGACCGCGGTTTTTCAGTTCAGTCAGCACATTGAGCCAGAACTTCGCCCCTTCATTTTCGGCCAGCCACATACCCAGCAGTTCTTTCTGACCTTCGATATTGATGCCCAGTGCCAGGAACACCGATTTGTTGATGACGCGACTGTCCTGCCGAACTTTCAGGACGATACAGTCAAGATAAACAATGGGGTAAACAGCATCCAGTGGTCGGTTTTGCCATTCTACAACCTGCTCCATCACGGCATCGGTAACCTTTGATATCAGTGCCGGTGAAACATCTGCGTCATACAGTTCTTTGAACGCAGCAGCTATCTCACGGGTGGTCATCCCTTTGGCATACAACGAGAGGATCTGGTTATCCATCCCGGTAATACGGGTCTGATTTTTCTTTACCAGTTGTGGTTCGAAGGTACCGTCACGATCGCGCGGAGTACGCAGTTCCAGTGGACCGTCGCCTGTGATAACGGTCTTTGTGGAAAAACCGTTGCGGGAGTTAGCTCCTGGTCTGGACTGATTTTTCTCATACCCAAGATGGTGTGTCATCTCTGCATTGAGAGCGGCTTCAACGCTGAGCTTTTTCAGCAGCCGATCAAACTGACTGAGGTCTTCAGGGGTTTTGAGGTTTTTGGCCAGTTCGTTAGCCAGAGCCTGTAACTGTTTTTCGTCCATAAATTAACCTTCATTTGATGCTGGATTGAACATATCAAAATCAGGCAATTACACAAATCTATGTACAGGCT